CTCAGCTAGCCGGACTTGCCTCTATCAATCTCGGCGTATTCTTGCTAAACATTCCTGCGGGTTTCATCGCGCTCGGGCTTACGGGCGTGCTCATCGGAATAACGCTGGAGCGCATTGATGCTGGGTAATCTCATTCGTGGCCGCGAGGAACGCGCCGTATCCTTTCAGACGATCTTCGCGAGCGGCGGCAATGTAGCGCAGCAAACCTACGCGGGAACGATCATCACTCAGGATACGAGCCTGAAGATCGGCGCTGTCTATGCGTGCGTGCGACTCCTCGCTGACACTATCTCTACCCTTCCAGTGGACACGTTCTACCGCGAGGGAGGCGCACGGAAGCCTTTTCGGCCCAAGCCGCTATGGGTGGAGAATCCCGACATCGGGACGGCTCGGGAGGATTTCCTCCAGCAGGCGATGGTCTCCCTGCTCCTTGACGGGAACGTGTTCATTCGGATCTTCCGCACTCGTACCGGCGAGATCATCTCCCTAGTCGTACTAGATCCGACGCGCGTAGAAGTGCGCAGGAATCTGGCAACGCGAGAGATTGAGTACCTCCTAGACGCTGGCACTGGCACGACTCTTCGAGCGGATGAGGTTCTGCATATTACGGAACTTCGGAAGCCTGGCGCACTCCGTGGAGTGTCGCGCATTGATGAGGTGAAGCAATCGCTAGGGCTAGCCGCTGCGCTGGAGGAATTTAGCGCACGATTCTTCGGCAGCGGAAGTGTCACCGCCGGAATTATCGAGTGGCCCGGTAACCTCACTCGCGAGCAGGCTAAGGATCTCGCTGCAGGCTTTGAGGAAGGTCATAAGGGGCTGAAGCGATCCCATCGGCCCGGCGTGCTATTCGGTGGGGCTAGGTTCGTAAAGACTGGAGTAGATCCCAACGAAGCGCAGATGCTGGAGAGCCGACAATTCGCGGTGGAGGAGATAGCACGAATCTTCCGCTGCCCCTTGCATCTCTTGCAGGTATCGACACCGGGCGCGATGAGTTATGCGAGCGTGGAACAGAACGCAATTCAATTTGCGCAGTACACACTCCGCCCGATCATCAGCAAGTTTGAGACGGCGCTGTCCAGTCTTCTGCCCGGACCGGCATTCGTGAAGTTCAATCTGGATGCGATCCTGCGCGGTGACATTCAGACTCGCTTTGCTGCTTACTCAACCGGCCAGCTCGCCGGGTTTCTCTCGGTCAACGATATTCACAGACTGGAAGATATGCCGCCCGCCGATGGCGGGGACGAATACCGCGTGCCGCTCGCTAACGTCAACCTGGCAGCCGCAAATATTGTTGAGACTGACAGGAAGACTCAAATGCTTACTAGGTTGATCATGGCGGGCTTTGATCCTGCGGAGTCTCTTAAGGCTCTAGATATGCCAGCGATCATGCATACGGGCATCCCTCCGACATCTGTTCAGAGCGTCGCATCCATCAATCCGGCTGATCCTGCGAGCGTGTACCCATGACGATCAGCCAGAATCAATTCACGCTAGGAACCGTGGCCGAACTAGTCTGCCCGGCTGATCGCAATCCTCAGCGCGTCTTCCTCCACAATCAGGCCACGGGAACAACGAAGCTGATCTATTTCGGCAATAAGGATGTAACGCTAGCGAATGGCGTTCACATCGACGTAGGCGAAACCATTCAGCTAAACCTGAATCGCGGGGAAGCGCTCTACGCATTCAGCGATCCTTCAGGCTTAAAGCTCGGCATCCTTCGGCAGAAAATGGATGAGTAGAGATGCCATATTTCATTACTGATCAGTCTCCTGATTGCCCCGTTTGGGCAACCGTAAAGGAAGATGGAGAAGTGATGGCCTGCCATGCCACCAAGGATGATGCCGTGGCGCAAATGGTCGCGCTGTCACTGGATGAGGATATGGAGCCAGGCGGCGAACTCCGCATTACCGGCGAGATCCCCGGCTATGTGAAGGATGCCGCGACGAAGGGTTTGGAATACTTCTCTGAAGGCAAGGCAGGCGATGGCATAACCGATGGGACAATTCGAGAAGCGCGGCTGATGGCTTCAGGTTCCATCACTGATGACAAAGTGATTCGCGCTAATGCTTGGGCCGCTCGGCACGCGGTGGATCTGGAATCAGCGCAGAACAACGATGCGAATGATGATGGCTTTCCCGACCCCGGTGCCGTTGCTCATTACCTCTGGGGCATTGATCCGCTGGATCCTGAGCCGGCGCGCGCTTGGTTCGCTCGGCAGGCAGCGATCATTCAGGACGGCAGGAAGATGACTCGCATTGCAGGCGGCGAGCCGGTCATCATCTGCGACATTGACGGAACGCTCCTTAATGGATCACGCCCTATTGCTGCGACGGTCCAATTCGTGCAGGAGTCGGAGGAAGATCTCTACATCATTACTGGGCGCAATGAGTCGGAACGCGCAGCAACGGAGCAAGCGCTAGCGGCTGCCGGCGTCGAGTATGAAGAGCTTCTGATGAATCCCGGATCTACTGCCGACACGCTCAATTTTAAGCGTGCGATGGCGCAGAGACTCCTTGAGGAGTACGACGTAGTGCTCGCAATAGACAATAATCCTTCCATGCGCCGCATGTATCGGGCGCTAGGTATTAAGGCTGTCACTGTTTCTGATCTGCCACCGGTTACGAGAAAGGCGAAAACGATAGTGGAGACTCGCGCACATTTTGTGGAAGACATGGAGATCAGGGCAGTAGGTGACAAGATGACTTTCAAAGGTTATGCCGCTGTCTTCGATAGTGACTCTGAGCCGCTTCCGTTCATCGAGCAGATCAGGCCTGGCGCATTCACTCGCACCCTGAAGAGCCGTAACAATATTCGGATGTACGTCAATCACAATGATTCGGCGCTGCTTGCTTCTACTCGCTCGGGAACCTTGCGACTTCAGGAAGATTCCAAAGGTCTTCTGGCTGAGGCTGATCTACCGATGACTACTGATGGTAGGAATCTGAGCATCCTTATAGAGCAGCGCATCGTAGATTCAATGTCGTTCGGCTTCTCTGTCCCGCGCGGTGGAGATATGTGGAGCGAAGATGGAATGCGCCGCACGCTTACAGAAGTGCGCCTCCATGAGGTCTCGGCCGTCACCGGAATGCCAGCGTATGCATCAACCTCCGCGTCGGTTAGGAAACTCGCTGCGCGTACTGCCATTGATGAGCAGGTTCTAGCCGATGCGCTAACCCAATTGGAGAGCGGCGCTGAACTAGATTCCGCGCAGGCTGATCTCATTCGCGGGATAGTCGATCAGCTCGCGCCGAAGGAATCGAAGCCTGATAATTCTCTGATCGTCGCTAAGCAGTTGCTTGCACTCATGGAGATGCAAGTTTGATGTAGCATCATCCCTATAAACCGTTAACGGTGCCGTTAACGATGGATGCGGAGCCGCCTCCAATCTAAATACCTGCGGCAAACATCTATCCGAAAGGCATAACGTAATGGACGTTCTGAAGGCGCAGTACGAAGCGCGCGCAAAGGATCTTGAAGTAGCGAAGGCAATCGTGGACACTTGCGCGAGCGAGGATCGCGCGATGACCGTTGATGAGCGGATTTCGTTTGATCGTGCGAATGAGGAGTTCTCACGACGTACGAAGATGATCGATGAGATTAAGTCAATGGCTGCGCACGAGTCTGAGGTTCGCGCAGCGCAGGCCGGGCACGAGAATGAGATTCGCCCGGTTGCTGCTCCTGAGGCTCGGTCGATCAACGATGTTGAAACCATTCGCAGCCTTGCGCGTGGCGAGATCCGCTCGGCAGAGTTCGCACCCGAGCGCCGCGATATCAGCCGATCTTCGACGGGCGCCCCGGTGCCGACCAGTTTTTACGACCAGGTAATCATGCTTGCTCGCGCTGTCGGTCCGATGCTGAGCGTTGGAACTACTCTCAACACAGCCGGGGGAGAAAATTTACAAATTCCAAGACTGGCGACGTACAGTACCGGGACTGTGAATGCTGAGGCTGCCACGCTCGGCGAGTCTGACCCGGCCTTCTCTGCATTTATCACACTGAATGCCTTCAAGTACGGCTTCCTCACGCAGGTGAGCTCGGAGCTTTTGAACGATAGCGGTATCAATGTTCTGGATCTCCTCGCTATGAACTGTGGTAACGCTCTCGGGTTTGCGGTCAATACCGCGCTCACGACCGGTACCGACACAACGGAGCCGAACGGCATTGTTACCGCTGCGGGTTCTGGCGTCACTGGTGGAACCGGCGTGGCAGGCGCATTCACTTATGCGAATCTGGTCAGCCTCTACTACTCGCTTGATCCCGCCGCTCGGGCACTCCCGGGAACGGGCTTCATGGCGAAGGGTTCCAGCATTGCTGCAATGCGCACCCTTCAGGATGGCAACGGAAGCTTCGTCTTCCAGCCGTCAATGTCGGAGAGCACGCCTGACCGGGTGCTCGGTGTTCCGCTCATCGAGAATCCGGCAATGGCTGCGGCTGCTACCAGCGCGAAGTCTGTCATCGCCGGTCACTTCCCGAGCTACTACGTTCGTACTGTTGGTGGAATTCGTCTGGATCGCTCAGATGACTTCGCCTTCAGTGCGGATCTCGTAACGTTCAGGTGCACCTTCCGCGTTGATGGGGATCTGCCGCAGACGTCGCACGTTAAGTACTTCATCGGCGGCGCTTCCTAGTAATACCCTCTCTGCCCCTAGTCGGGGCTCCGTATTTATCGCAGGGTGCGGAGCCCCGACTAGGTCAACCTGCGAAAGGATTCTGCGATGTCCAATAAGCGCAAGCCAAGTAAGCCGCTGAAGAAGCGAAGTGAATCTAGGGCGATCCTCTGGAACTCCAATAGCCCGTGGGCTAGGACCGGCTACGGAGCGCAGACTGCGCAAACGATCACGAGACTCCAAGCGGCAGGGCATCAGGTAGCCGTCTCCTCTAATTACGGCCTAGAGGGAACCACGCTCGACTGGCACGGGATCAGGCAGTATCCGCGTGGGTTCGAACTGCATTCCAACGATGTAGTGCCGGCCAACTATCAAGCCTGGCGGCATGAGCACTCTGGGCTAGATCCATTGCTCATCACTCTCTATGACGTATACATCTTCAAGGGCCAGCAGTGGGACGACGTTGACCAGATCGCCTCATGGGTTCCCATCGATCATGCGCCGGTTCCTCCCGATGTTGCGGCTTGGTGCAGGCGACCGAACGTGACTCCTATCGCGATGAGTCGCTTCGGGGAGGCGATCCTGAATCATGCCGACATCGATTGCCTGTACGTGCCGCACGCGATAGAGGAGATCTTCAAGCCTACGGAGTCGATCAGCGCAGGCGGCAAGGATCTCACCGGGCGCGCGTTCATGGGCATTCCTGATGATCGCTTCGTGTTCGGAATGGTCAGCGCGAATAAAGGCGCGTATCCACCTCGCAAGGCATTCCCCGAGACCTTCCTAGCCTTCTCGATGTTTGCCAAGCATCATTCGGATGCAGTCCTCTACATTCACACTGAGGATCGCGGCGGCATGGGAGGAATCAACCTGCGCGAGCTCGCGACAGCATGCAACATCCCCGATGATCAGATCGTCTTCGTTGACCAGTACGTCTATAGGTCAGGCATCGGCAACGATCTCCTAGCGGCCATCTATACCGCTATGGATACGCTTGTGATCTGCTCGATGGGCGAGGGATTCGGCGTTCCGCAGATAGAGGCTCAGGCCTGCGGAACTCCAGTTATCTGCACTAATGCGAGCGCGTCCCCCGAGCTTCTAGGCGATGGCTGGCTAGTGGAGGGGCAGCCTTTCTGGGACTCTCCGCAGCGCGCTTGGATGACTACTCCCGGCATTCCTTCGATCATCGAAGCGATGGAGGCGGCTTACGCTCGGGGCCGGGGCAGATCTCAGATGGCGCAGGACTTCGTGGCGCAGTACGGCGCAGATTTCGTGTTTGATAATTATTGGCTGCCAGCGATGGAGGCTCTGCGGTGATCCCTTGCATGATCGTTCCTATTCTCGCCGGGCCAGAGATCCTCTACAGGATGCTAGAGACAATCGACTACCCAATACGAAAGCTAATCATCATTGACAACGGGGATGCGCTTAGGCATTCCATTGGCTGGCCGGTAGAGCACGTCCAGTCAACGAAGGTAATTAAGATGCCTGCGAATCTCGGTGTCGCCGGTTCATGGAATCTAGGCATTAAGGCTGACCCGTTCTCTCCTTGGTGGCTCATTGCCAACTACGACGTTGAATGGCCCGCAGGATCGCTCAGAGCCTTCTGTGAGCAGGCTGGAGAAGGAATCATGCTCGCTCAATCTCCGCAGCCGTGGAGCGCCTTTGCGCTCTCTGAGGATGCAGTGAAACGCATCGGGCTATTTGATGAAGGCTTTCATCCTGCCTACTTTGAAGACAACGACTATGAACTACGCGCGATGCTGGAAGGAGTGAAGATCACTCGCTCTCAGATCCCCATCATTCATCACAATTCTTCGACGCTTCAATACTTCGGCGAGCGCAATAACACTACCTACGCGAATAACTCTGACTACTGGCAGAGGAAGCGAGAGAAGCCGAACGAAGGCGGCTGGAGTCTTGAGCGAAGGCGAGTGAATTCATGGGATTGATGGCTGAGCATTACACAGACTTTAAACGCAGGCACTCTGGAGAAACGATCTACGTTGTTGGCTCTGGCGCGACACTTGATCATGTACCGCGAGGATTCTTCGATGACAAAACGACAGTCTGTATCAACAGATCCGGCGAGGCGCTCGGGCTTAAAGACTTCTACTCAGTGAGTCATTACCACGTTGACGCGCATATTCTCGCTGATGCCAGGCCTGATCTCCCGGTGATCGTTCCAATGGTTGAGCAAGGCATCGGTTACCCGGCGAAGACTAGACCGACTCAGCCAA